AAAACGTAGTACTTCACCGTTACATGTCCAAACGTTACAATTTACTTCATCTAGTTCTTTTAGCTCTTTAGGGATATTAACTCCAGCTTCTTCTAAAAGATCAACGTCTACATAACCCCAAAACTCCAACACTTCCCAGCGCTCAGATGTAGGCTGTGTGTCATCGTCTTCCATAACCATTTCCCAAGACTTTTGTACGTAGTCTGGACCTTTGGCCACTGCCATATCTACTGCGTCATCCATAAAGTATGGACGATTCTTCAAAGCGCGTAGTTGTGTGCGTGACATCTTGTGACGCTCTACTACATACTCTGCGTCCTGCATAGACTTAGCTTCAGGGTCTGGATAGAAATCCCATACGCTTACATGGCTACATTCTGGTACTGTTTTAATAAGAGGTTCGTATTCACCCTCTTCATTCCAGTTAGGGTATTCTTTGTCTACAGCAAACGGCCCCTTCATAACACCTGTGCCTAGAAGAGCCATCTCAAACGCCATAGAGCGTAGATGTGTATTAGCACCACTCTCTTGTAGCTGATCGTGTATTTTCTTTTCCATCTTCTTAGCTGCTACCATAGCGGGATGGAATGTCACTGTGCTAGGTGTAGTACCGTCACCCTCAACAATCTTATCAGAAACAGCTTGTAACTTGTTCTGCTCTGGTCCTAGGCGGCGTTGTAGATCAATAAGAGTCTCACCTGGTTGTAGTTGCCCTTTTGTACCATCTAGTAAGTATGGCTGCGCTGGGGCATCTGAAGTTACAGCGTTTAATGATTGACCTGCCTGTGCTGCGTTAGGGTCTACGTTTATGTGTACTGACTCAGCAACGCCATCAGGTAAAACAGAGGGGTTAACAGAAAGAGGAAAGCGATTGTTACCAAATAGTACATCTACAATTTGCCCATATGCTGCTAGTGTTTTTGTTTTGGTTACCTTTACAAACACACGTGATTTTTCTGTGTCTGTAAATTGTACGTCTGAACTGTAAAGACCACGATAGTTACGATAAGCACGTAACCAGCGTTCTTCGTCAGCATATCTAGCATCTTCTGCACGTTTGTAGCGATCTTGTACAAACCCAACAACGCCTGACTTGTGTTCAAAAATAGAGTCTTCACCGTCTTCTGCAGCTACGATCTCGTCTGTTTCAAACATCTCTTCTTGTTCTGCCATTCTCAATACCCGAATGTTGTGTCACTGGCTTGAAAACCAGTGCGTTGTGTTGCTGGGTTAAAGTCCCATATATTACTACGTGGACGTGTCATTATACCATAACGTAGTGCGTCATACAAATGATCTTCAGCATTAGTATCTACATCTTCTGGATTTTTCTTATCTAGTGGTATACTAGGTATCTGCGTTATTGTATTAATGCAGTTATCCATAAATACTAATCTAGGCTTTTCAGTAAACTCGTCTACCTGCAACCTTCTATGTAGTTCGTTTTTACCTGCGACACGAGAACCGCGAGAACGATCTGATGGCCTCCATCGACAGCCCTTCATAATCATTTGTTCTGCAAGCGATGGTCCCGTGTCGCCACGGTTGTGCCACAAAGAGGAATCAAGCACACCGTATCTCATTCCACCATCATCTTTTTCTAGCTCTAAAATCATATCTGCTAAATCTGTAGCAGTAACCTTAGAACAATATAGTTCTCTGTAAACAATGAGTTGCTCGTCGGGTGCGACAGCAAACCATATAACTCCTGTGTAAGAGCCGTAGCCGTAGTCGCAAGCTCTAAATTTAACCCAAGATCGGGGAATGTCAAAAGCTTCCACGACATGTTTTGATCTGTCAAACTCAGGGAAAGCTGCTCCTTCATTTACGTCCCAATTACCTTCTAATAGTTGCTTGCGTTGATGCTCTGGTAGTGACAGTAGCATTGCTTCATAGTCACCTGCATCTGCTAGGTAGGGATTATCAAATAAGGATGCAGGTATGAACCTACGCTTAAATAAAGGTTGTCCCGCTTTACTGTGTCCGTCTGGAAACCTAATGGTATCCCCTGTTTCTATGTTTGTAGCCCAAAAAGGTTTACCTGATGGCGCTGGGTCAATGAACATCTTTTTAACCCACTGGTGTCCCGCACCGCCGGGGTTGGTTGTAGCTCTCATGTACAAACCTAAGTGGTGTGCTGAGCTACGCAAACGTGATCTCATATAATCCCAAGCGTAAGGTGTAGACCATTGAGTAAGTTCGTCAAATCCAATCCAGTTAAAAGCCTGACCTTGGTATCTCGTGACATCTGTATCTTTATCAAGATATGACATCCATAAGCGTCCACCCTTTGGGCTAGTCCATTGAGACTTTCTTTCACTCCACTTAATTCCAGGTACAGCACGAGGATATAACTCCTGAGACTTTTGTATGAGTTCCCTTAACTCTTCAGTGGTATGCCGTACAAGCAAGCCACTAAAATTAGGGTCATTCAAGCCATGTAGTGGATCAGCTAGCATTGCATAACTTTTTCCACCGCCAGCGGCCCCACCATAAAGTACCTCACGTTCTGATGAACTTAGGAACTGGGTTTGGGGGCCGGGGTTTGGCTTGAATACAATCTCCTGTGCAACATCCACATCATACTCAGGAGCAGTAACTTGTGCAGGAACAGTTTCTGTCTGAGGGGTGACAACTGTTTCAACTGTCTTCTCTGGACTCTGAGTATGCCCCGACCCCTTGGCTTTCGAGTTTTTCGATTTCCTCAAGGGTTTCTTGGAGCCACTTGGCAAACTTGCGTTTAATTGTAAGGACTTTCCTACGTCTTTGCTCAACTTCGATTCTCTTTTTTAGGCCCATATGTGATATAGATCGGCCTGTTTCTTTACTTAGCCACTGTGCTACTGCTCTGTAACTATACTGTTTAAGATGTCGTTTTGCAAGCTCTAACGCTTCAAGTTCATGTTCAATTGGTACAAGCAGCCTGTCATTCTCAGGGTGCAGTTCATAGCCCCACGGTATCTTCTTTGTTACCCGAACTATTGTGTGCCATTCTTTGTTGTGTTTCTTGGGAGGGAGAGGCAACTGCCAAAAGCCTAACTCCCTCTCTGGTATTACTAACGCTTTACTTATTCGTTCGTACCTTCTTTTGGTGGCAAATAAAATATACCGCCCCCAGAGGACGATACATCTACTTTATCTACTTTACCAAGTCCTGCACGATCTAGCAAGTCTTTTGCTGCTACCATCTTTTCTTTGATGCCTAATTCAGTAGGATCATATAGAGCGCCAACCATAGCCATAGCAGCTTTGGGCGCAGTACGAGCAAAATAAGTGCGTGTTTTATCTGCAATTTCATCTTTTAGAGATTCCACAATTGCTGCAGTGCTGGACTCAGGTGCATAACCTGCCAGTTTCTTAGCTGCAACAACATCACCGCCAGCTTCATCAAATAGTACCTCAAGGAACTTAAGCTGCTTTTCCGTTAGAGTTCTCGCCATAGATGATCTCTCTTATCTGTGACCGACCAATACCTAGGTCACGTAGTTCTCGCTCAGATAACATTTGTAGTAGTTTGTAGTCTGCGCGTTTTTGTTGTGCTTCTTCAATTGCTTTGAATACACGTTTTAAAAAGTTAAGCATCACGATCTCCTTTGTTTGTGTGCGGAGATAGTTATACTTATGGTTAGGTCAGGTAGTAGTACCTATTATTGCATACCCGTTACCCAACAGGTACAAAGGTTTCAGTTACAGTTAATATCGTATCTACATGTGCAGCCGTAGATGGTGTTACTCTAATCTCATCACCTGCCTGTAGTACAAGCTCAATATCTTGCCATTGTAGGTACTCACCTGCACCTAAGTTTTTACCCTCAATGAAGTGTGAGGTATAATCATCTTCTAGTATATACCATTCTATTGCTATATTAGTATTACCTGAAGAATTGTGTATATGAATAAAAGTCAACTCTGCTGTACAGTTAGCAGGGCAGGTATAAACAGTCTCATAAGCTGTACCTGTGTTGTGACCATATACAGACCTACGCCTTGATGGTTTCCCCGGATTCTGAATACTCATTAGCTGTCTTTCTTGTTTTAGCTAACTTAGCTAATGTTTTCTTATCTTCTGCTTCAATACATATAGCAGTAACGTTTACATCATTTGTATATACATTACCAAAGCGATCTTCTGATGCACACTGGTTCTTCTCTTTGTCGAAAACAAAACCATGTTCATCTACCGTGTAACCGTGCTTTTCTAAAGCCTTCTTATATTTATGATAGAACTTTGTCATTTTTTCTTATGCGCCATTCCACCATGTGCCATTTTCACAGGACGTTCTGCTGGATTAGATGCACCACAATAGCCACCTTTGTACATCTTCATCATTCCGCCCTGATTCATATTATTGTGATAACCTGTGCCGCCACAATGAGAGCAGCCTTTACCTTTACATTTAGGACATTTAGTCTTTGCCATTACTTACTCTTATTCTTTTTACGTTTTGCATTCACCGCGTCTAGCCTAGATTGTGACCAACCTAAATTACCATTACTTCCACCTCGCATAGAATCCACACCTGAAGTGTTGATGTACTCTTTCTGGGATGCTGCACCAGACCGTACTTTTTGAGAGCCACTACTACCTAGTGGTTTATACGTATGCTGGGGTACTCCGCCGCCAATGGAGCGATTATTAGAAGCTGATCCACTACGACCTGAGTAAAGCTTTATTCGTGATTTAGCAAAACGATTAGAGGGTGCCAAGTGTTGTGTATTACGTGCCATTACTTTCTCTTCTTTCCTGATGCCGTTGTAGACCATTTTACTTTTTTCGGCCCTGTTTTTTTGGCTGCTTCTTTTTTACTAATTTTGCCTGCCACCGCTTTGGGACGACACGCAGGATAAGGTCTTTTACTTTTGCTAGCACTTGACCTACCGCATTCTTTACCTGTTTTAACATCTACCCATTTCTCCCCGAACCACTTACCTAAGCCACCCTTCTTAGGCTTTTTTGACTTTGTTTGCTTTGCTGCCACTGTATTTACCCCCACGTGCTTTATAGGTCTTAGTCAACCAAGCAGATGCATATGCGCTGGGCCATACCTTGAATTTCTTTTTAGCTTCTGCCTTTACCTTAGCATATAGTTTCTTATTCGTAGGTGTAGGCATTATGATCTCCGCGATTTAGTACCACTACACTTCCACTTAGCACGAGATAAACGTAATGGGCTATTAGGGTCTTTAGCTGCTTTAGGATGTTTCTTCATTTGCCCAGCGCTACGTGCGCAATATGAGTCACCTTTACTAGTGCCGGGGCGAATACGTTTACCACCATCCTTAGCTTTACCAGCTTGACCATAAGATACAGTACGCTTACGCCCTGTTTTAGGGTTTGTCACTGTCTTAGCAAACATCTTACCTTTTGCTGGTTTAGCCATTATGCTTTCCCTGCTGATTTGGTACGCTTAAAGCTACGATTCTTAGATTTACTGGTAACCCGTAGGTTCTTACTGCTGTTGTTCTTAGGGTTGCCATCCTTGTGATCCACATCTTTGCCATCACCCTTGCGAACTTTACCAGCCTTTTCCATCTTACGTCTAGCTGTCTTACGCGCATCATTACGTTTGCGCTGGGTAGGTTTACCCTGATAGTTGTCGTACTCTTTTTTATAGTTACGTGCCATATTCTCAGCTATCCGTTTATAAGATGTTAGTATAACCAGCTTGTCGTTGTCATCATATAGAGCATACTTTAATCTGCCTAACTC